TACATCGAATAAAGTTCTAGCATCATTGGTTCCACTTTCATCAAAAAATTCATTTACTGTATCATGAGTGCCGTCGGATTGATGCACCATAAGTATAGAGTTTGGTTGAGATAGATTAGAACCAAAATCTATTCTAAAGAAATCATTGCTTCCATCGAAATCAATTTCTGGTAATCCCACTGAATCCACAAGCAAAGAACCAGAACTTACAATCTGAGGTTGTTTCCCTGTATCGGTTTGGGTAGCATGATTACCATTACCTGATTGGTCATACCAAGTTTCAACAAAGCCACTCCCAGAGTGCGAAACTATTTCAAAATTACTGATTGTATACGAACCAGTATTACCGTCACCAAATAATAAGTGCGTGCCATTTGAGGTTGCAGTTAAAGTATCTGTGTAAGTTCCATTTGCGGTAAAAGCATTTCCAGAATTAGTTACACCTGTTAAGGAACTTAATGAAGCTGTACCTCTAATTACAGGACTTAAACCAGAATCAGAGGTAAAATTAGTAACAGTATATCTTACTACTATTACATCATTATCTTTAAATACATAAGGAAATCCAGCACCAGCAGTTGAACCACCAGTATTATCTGCACTAAATCCAGTATTACCGTTTGCAGTAAATGAGCCATAAGGGACACCGCCAGTACAATTAACTGCTGTTCCTACTGTAGAAGCTGTATTAACGTGGGCAAGCAATGCCCCAGAGTTTATTTCAGATACAGAAAAATCTTTGACACCATCAACAAGTCCTCTACGTACACGGGCCGCTAGTGGATGACCCCCGCTAAGACTTCTGAGGCTATACGCGGCAATAGGAGTAGCTATTGAGTTAATAGTCTCTCCTACTTGGTTCAGCCTTCTCTGCCGACCTAGGGCTGAATCGAGGCTAATATTCATATTAAACCTTATGCAGTGCTACTAAGCCAGAAGTTACTGTAACGGATGAAAATTGACCGTATAGTATAGTTCCAGCTCCAAAAGTTTTTCCACTAAAAGCAGCTGCGGAGTGAGTAGTCTGGTCAACATTATCAGATACTACAGCACCCATAGTAGTGTCCTGTAGAATTTGTATAGCTCCAAAGCTACCTGTAGTAACGTCGCTATCTGTTGCTAGGACTGAACCAGCGGAGCTAAACTCCAATGCGTTATTTCTTGATTTTGCCATAATTATATTTTACCTTGATTGTCTAGTCCCGTGAGTTGAGAACTTTCTGTTTACAGTATTGTTATTAGATATTATATCAACCTTTTCAAGTTCTGTCATTAGGTACGACATAGCAGCCTGTTCTTCACCTATTGCTAACTCTTGTTTGCCCTCTGCTCTAAGAAAGTCAGCGTATACAGCATGAACTATGAAATTAAAAAACTCACCAGGGACCTCTAGGCTTGAATCATAATACCCAGAAGTAATTGTATACGGAGTAAACTCTCTTTTGTATGTAACATACGCAGAACTATCTTCTGTATTTGGAATATTAAGAATGTTTGCACCGTTTATATCTACAGAAAAATCATACTCAGCGGTTGAGTTGTTAATAAATGGTGTCTTACGGTGTATTCTGCGGAAATCCCCTATATTGTTTCTGTTATTTTCTGTATAAGGTATTGCTTGTTTTTGAAAAATTGTAGGTCTTCCTGACGCACTATTTGCTACATTCCAATATTCAACTTCGTAAGGAAATGATTTTGCTTCATTGTCTGCTGAATTGTATCTATTAGTCCCAACAGAGTTAACATCTACTACATCTCCCACATCTCTTGTTAACGTAGCACCAGTATTAATATTCCATCTTCCTCCTGCTGTTTTAAATACTAAACCACTTGCATCAACCTGCGATCCGTCATCGGGACTTGTAGTTTTATAAAATATAGAAGTGCCTGGAGTAGTATTGGTTGAAGTTGATTTAGAAGAACCAAGAAGATAGTAATCACCATTTATATCAGAAGCACCAGTTCCTGCTGCGTTTTCAATAGTAAGTGCTATTATTCTTCTTTCTTCAGAAGTAACAAGATAGCGGGGCCATATAGCACTAGAATCGAAGGCTTGTTGAAACCTACGATTAATGAAATGCCTAAGCATATCTTGCTCCCCTGTTACAAGCTGACCACCAGTACCTATAAGTGCTGATATTCCCTTAAATAGTTCTCCATAAGTTCTAGTCTGCATTATATCTTATTAGGGCTTAGTTCGGGGAACTTCTTATTGTAGTATTTTAAAAATTCTTTAGAATGCACAGTCTCTTGACCATACTTCTTTGTTAGTCGAAAAAACTCTCTTGCAGGAATAGTAGCCACTGGCTTGCCAAGTACAGGGTGAGTCTTTCCTTTTAGTTGATTGGCTTCTTTTGTAGCCTGTGCAACTCTTTTCTTTTCTGTGTGTTTTTCTAAATTAAATCCAGTCTTAATCTCCTTCATGAAGGCACGATCAATCTCGCCATCAGAATACCGTTTAAAATTAGGTACAATAATATTCATATTAAAAAGGTGGGGGGCCGAAGCCCCCCGACCAGAATTTAATTTATGCGAATGATCCTAGATCAATAATACGCAATCCAATAACAATGTTACCAGCAGTTAAGTTAGCTGTTGTTCCATTGATTTCAGCGAGAACGGTAGTCTCAGCTTGATAAGGAATTGGTTGTGATTGACCATCAGTAAATCCATCTCCACCATTAAAGTGAGGAGCAGATAGTGCATCAACATCAAGAGCATTAATGAACTCATCTGGGTCACCAGCAGTTGTGCCAACATCAAGAGTAATGTCAGTAGCACCAGCAAGTGCAGTTGATTCAAAAACACCAGCCATCTCAACAGCACCACCAGCAGGGATGGTTGCGATTGGAAGTTGTCCAGCTGTGCCTAATGTTGCTCCACTGAATGGATCAGTGCCTAGTTTGATTTTCGCTAAGTCATCAAATGATAGTGAGATGACGTGTGTAAAGCCAGAAGTACCAGCTTCATTTACGGTTAAACGTGCCATAATGTTATATCTCCTTGGTTAATTATGAAGGATCAACGATCTTACCGTGAGCACCAGGGTGGTATACACCAAGTGTCAAAGCACAATCAACGAAACCACGCTCACCGCCACCAAGATTAGGAAGACGAGTGCTTCCCATTGGTATTAGTTCGTGGATACCATAGTATTCAGGGTTAACCATGTAACCCATCATTCCTGCTGTGCCAGCTTGAGTTGGCATACAGTCTGGGTTTCCGTTAACGATAGAAACTATACCATGATCGCTTTGATAGAGATCAACAGATAGTTTGATTTCACCACTGTTACCGTCATAGTTTACAGAACGTACGTTGTCTGTAGCAGAACCAGTTGTACGAGCAAAGTCACTAATGTCTGAACGAAGTGTGGTGTCAGCAATAAGCATAAGATTATTGGTTGAACCAGTAACTCCAAAGATTGAAGTGATTAAGCCATTAAACTCGCTTTCGTCAAGAGTAGAACCAGCATCAACAATACTTGCAGCAGGTGTGCGGAATGCAGCAGGAACATTAGCAGAACCAGCAGCATTTTGAATCCAGTCACCAAGACCACCAAGAGCATTAGCTGTACCAGCACCATTTTCAACGGCTTGAGTGTTAGCAGAAGCAAGAGTTGCTTCGATGTCGCGTTTTAGTTCGCGGATAGCTTTAGCTTCAGCTTGAGCTATCTTAGCGGGACCAACGGAATCGACAGCTTCTTGCATATCAGAAACCATGTAGTCGCGACGGAATTTTTGAACGCGGTTACCAAGCTTTGCACGGCCAGCAAACTGGTCAGTAAAAGCTGTGACATCAGCACCTTCAGCTATACCTGCAGTGCTGGGAGCTGCAAGACTATCAACTGTCCATTCAACAAATGTTGCGGAAGCCTTTTGCTTGTCAGCAGAGGAAAGGATTGGAGTTTCTTCAGGAGCGAGGATGGTCAAAACATCTGTGAGGTCCTCACGGTTAGAAACAGCCGATCCCGTATTTGTAGTATCAAATGTATTAGTAAATGACATTGTATATTAAGTTATCGGTTTTGTAATTGTAGGGTTCTGAGAGTTATAAAATCACTCTTGCTGCCTGTTTTACTGAATCTATTTTTGTATTCGTTTACTTTCTTGACCTTGGGGTTTGTCTTACGCTCTGATTGAGCACCCGCACCAGTTGGTTGTTTTGGTGGATTTAATCTGGCGGATTGCTTAGTCTCTACGACTGGTTTACGCCCATACATACTGTTAGCTGCATGAGCCATAATATATGTAAGCTGTGCTGAAATTTCAGGAGCAACTGCACCTTCTAATTCAATAAAGCGTGGGTCATTTATCATAGCCTCATATTGCTTACGAGTATCATTGTCTTCACCTTGTAGCCAGGATAACTCGTCAGTAGCTTTACTTTCAAAGGCACTTTTGAGTTGTTGTCCTTTCTCTTTGGACTGAAGAACATTTAGTTGAGCAGGTAGAAATTTATCTCGGCTTTTACGTGCGTTAAGCAAACTCTTACGCACATCTGCCTTAGTTAATTCCTTGCCTTCAACTTCAGTTACTACGTCATCGGGACCATAGCCATCAGCATTAAATAATACATCTTCAGCCCATTCAACGATGTTATTAATTTCATCAGCTTTTTTCTGTATTCCTTCTATAGTATCAATGTTACCATAGGGGTTGTTTTTAATCTGCTGACTTCCTTTTAGTGGATCGTTAGAACTGGCTTCTAAGCTTTCACGTAGCTTTTGTAATTCCTCTTCAGCAGCCTTACGTTGTGCAGTTAGTTTTCCAAACCGTTCAACAGCTTTGCTTCCAAGCTTTTTACCAAGCTCGCTAAGGTCTTCCTCTGACATTTCATCGAGGTCAATCTGTGAAAGAACGTCTTCTGAAGATACTTCAGACTCTGCTTCAGTCTCAGAACTCTCTTCTGATTCCTCTACTTCTTCTTCTGTTTCTTCTAATTCATCTGATGCAACTTCTGCTTCCTCTTCAACTTCTGCGGTTTCTTCTACCTCTTCTGTTGGTTCGGTTGCTTGGTTAGCACCTAAGCGTCGAGCGGCAAGCTCAGACACTGTTATATTTGTTGCCACCGATTTTTCTGACGACTCGGAGATGTCGCTTGAGTGATCTTCTGTCATAATTTTGTCCATCCGTATACGCTGGATGATTGCGATAAATTTATTGTAACATCCTATGCAAGTTGTTGGCTATGACGCTCACGAAGTGAGTCCCAGTTTACCATCTTTAGAATGTCATCATACGCCAGAATACGTCCACTCAGTTGCTGTATTCCTTCAGTAGATGCGTGTGCTAAATCTCCAATAACTTCTTCACGTGCTATTTCAATAGAATAAATAAAACGAGCAAAAGCTTCGTAGTTAGCAAGAGTATTAATATCATCTTCCATAAATTATCTAGATGCAGAACGCATTACGTTAACCATTCTTGGTCCACGAGACTTAACTTGTTTGTACCATTTGCTATCAACCATTTCATCAGCAGCTGTTTGGTAATCGTTGTTCATTAGTCCAGCCTTCATTTTTTTAAATTTGTTAAGCCTAGTTAAACCTAGATTAAACGCCATGTCAACTATTGCCATTCTAGCTGCTTCTGGCCGTTGTGCCAGGTTCGGATCAAATTTTTGAGCATCTTCAAACGCTTGCCTTAAACTATGATTGTAAAGAATTTTTGTTTCTTTATCTGATAACTCCCGACCATCAAACAATTCATTAATGTCAATGCCTTCTTCTTCTAGAAATCTACGATTTCCCTCATCTTCAAGATTAAAACCAATACCTATTGTTCGATTACCTTCACTATCTTCATAAACTCTTGGCTTATTGCCTTCGTTTAAGGATAACATATTAAAGTAACTTTGAGCACGTAAGTCTTTAATTCTTTGATTTGCAAACTGACTTGGTGTTTTGTTGTCTGCCATTACGTTATAATTTAACGATAAAAAACAAATGCTACATACTTTGAGTATTAACTTCACCCATTTGAGCTGGGTTTGTACCAATTCTACCAATCTGAGCATTCTGCATTTGCTGCATAGCAAACAAATACTGTCCTTGATACTTTTCCAGTCTATTACGGAATGCTTCATCTTCTTCTAGTTTTTCTTGTATATCTGGCTGAGAAGTGTATTGTTGTATAATTTGTAATGCAATCTGGCCACCATTTGGACGAGCTGGCATTTCAATGCCTGCAAAGATTTTTGTCAAGTCATCCATAACCTGTTTTACTATTTGCTCTTGAGCTTCCTCAGACTGCTGAAGAACAGCATCAGCAAGAACAGGGTCAATGCTACTAGCAGCAACTTCAAGTAATTTATCAATATTAATTCTTCCGTTTCTGTCTAGTTGAGTCAATGAAACTAATTGATTTAGTTTATTTTCTTGAGCCTCTGGATCAGAGTTAAGAACATCGTAATTAATTAAGATGTCAAAGTTTTCATCAGGATCGCCCTTCTCAAACATTTGAGGATCTGGAACACCAGTAACTCTGAAAAATATACTGTCAGGTCCAAACCTTTGGAAGCACCGATAAGCTAACTTTAGAACATCGGCACAGTGAGCTAAAAACTTGTCTACCAAAAACTGCCTACGCATTTGACTCATTGGATCTTGGTAATCTAAACCAACCATTGCATTAGCTTGTCGCTCCATAGTTTGTTCCATCTCTATAGAACCTTGATTAAAGTTTGGAGTAGGGCCAAATTCAAACTCTCCTTTTCTGCGATACGGTATGTACCTGCCTGGCCCCCAGTCTTTGGGTGCATTACCTACAGGGTGCATAATAGGAGGAAGAGTTGCTAGACTATTGCGATCAATACGAGAGTCACGCTCTACCTTTATTTGCTGTTGAATGCCACGTAACACATCAGGAATA